ATTAAGATATTCATCAAAAGTAGTACGGAAACGACTATTACCGCCCATCACACTAACTTCAAAATCTTCAAACCAAGCACTAAAACCAGGATTACGAAACGCCATAATTAAGACCCTTTATCAATTTCAATATAGAGATTATACCTGTTTTAAAAATAAAATCAACAGTTTTCTGAAACTTTTTTAGTAAATATTACCGATTACTCTACGTGTAAAGTAGACCATATCCCATGAGAAACCCAAGTGCCATTCCCATAGAAATTAAGACGAAGAATCCGACGAAGGTTCCGTTTGAAATTTCTGGTTCTTTGTTTCGTTCGCGACGAACGTGATCTCTATACGGACTACTCATGCCGCCTTCTCCAGCTTCTCAATTTGGAATTGAAGTGTGAGGATACGCTCCTCGACACGTGCGTTGTCTTCGGCAGACAACTCGCCACGTATCTCGCAGAGACACATCAACTCGTTATAAAGATTACCTACTACTGCATCCATTACACAACCTCCAAAAAAGCGTACTGTGGGTTAGCAAACATGTTGTCAAACATACCGATCTCATCAAATCCGAACAGCGTCATAGCAGTGGTGGCGTCACTCTTCTCCATCACAACCAGTTCGTGACCAGCAGGGATACGACCCACAAACTCATTAATGTTTTCAATCAGAATCATAATAGTCCCCTTACTTCTCAAGAGTAGCAACAGCAGTTAATGGGGCAATGTCAATCTCTTGGCAGAACACCATGTAGGTTTTGATGGTTTCTGCACAAGCGACATTTTTGTTGGGTGCTTCAACACCCGTAAAGGTCCAAGCACCGCAACCTTCTTCCATAACCTTTACTGTATATTTTTTCATAACAAACACTCCTTAATTTCAATACAGATATTATAGAGCATGTTTTAAAAATAAACAAGGGTTAATTTAGGTAATTTTTCACTTTTTTTGGGGGAGGTGTTTGGCGTGGATTTTACAACCAATGAATGCGTTGTAGTAATCGTCTCGCAGGAGTACGTCGTACTCGAACTGGAGTTTTGCTTCGTAGTAGGAACACTCGCCTTTAGTGAGGCAGAGTTTGAGGATTTCTCGTTTGTAGTTATCGGCACCGCGTTGCGCGACTGCCTCTTTTAGATCTTGACTCGAACCGTAATACTTCATCCAGTCAGACTCTACTCGCGTCTTAACACGACGCTTTCGAGTCTTGGTCACTGGCAGTGTTTTAGGTTTCCAAAAGAACTTCTTACCGATATACTTCATTCCGGTATCAAGTTCTGTAATCTGATAGACGAATCCTTGATAAGGATCAAGGAAGTCTTCGTCTGGGGCAAATTCTTTATCTTCGTATAACCACGTCATGCAACTATATAGAGTTGCTGTAAACCTCTATGAATCGTGGTTCACCGTTTGCAACGGTCTTCGACCACTCAGCGGATGCATCTCCGTCTGCCTGATCACTGACATACTTGTAACAACGGAACTCGACACCCGCACGTTCGCAGACCTTGGCGATTGCATACGCCTCCATGTCCACGAGGTCAGCGGGAATCTCTAAGTCGGGATCAGAGACAAAGTTGTCTCCTGTACTACACGTAAGACCATCACCTTCGCCCAGTACGATACCTGATTCAAATGGAGTCTGGCCTGGGTCACAACCGATACCACCACACACCATGTCGCGTTGCACGAATTGTGTGACTCGATGTAGATCACCGTCTACTGTAATGCCACCTGCAGTACCAAAGTTCCAAACCACGTTCGGTTTATGTCGTTCGATGAGTTGTGCCGCAATCATTGCGGCATTGACCTTACCGACTCCGGTGAAGAAGACGTTGTCCCACCGAGACATGTTTGGCGCTTCTACCTCAAGCGCAATGAGGATGATGTCAGACATTTTACTTATCATAAGTTACCACACTGTAGGTTTTCATTTGACGATTCCGTAATTCTTCGGTGCCGCCAAGATGCTTTAGGTCAATAACACAGCCATAAGAGATCTGTGTAACGTCAAATGTCTGTAGTAGTTCTGCGATGGCAAGTGCCGTCCCGCCTGTTGCACTCACGTCATCAATGATGCATACCTGACTGTTCTTGTTCAGGGGTGCAGTCGTTTTGATTTCAAGTGTGCGGGATGCATACTCGCATTTGTATTTGCGAGATCTAACGGGTGGGGGCAGTTTGTTGGGTTTGCGGACAATGTGTAGAGGTATACCCAAATACAAAGCAACAGGCGCACCCCACAAGAACCCACGAGCATCGGGAGCAACAATGTCTGTGTATCCCTTACCTTCGATGTGGTTCACAAGGGTACGGACACTTTGTTGAAATGCCTGCGGGTTTTGTAGGAGACTGGTCACATCTACAAAGTTGATTCCTTCTTCGGGCCAGTCGGGTACGGAATGTATTACTTGTTTTAAATTCATAACCTACTCATCACCACTTGACAAACTGAAAGAATACCCAGTATCAAAGTCTGCGTCTGCTCCACACATAGGGCATGTGCATGGAACCTCATCTTCATAAGGGACACGCACTATACTGGTTATGTCGCATATTGGACATTCTAGGGTATATTCTGTTTCCATCACGCTACCTCTAATTCAATTTCCTCCCAACCGAAGTCTTCACCTTCCATACCAGCTACTGAATATTCAGTCACACGCTTTTCAAAAAAGTTATCATGCGAAGCACCATTCAGTACCCAATCTAACCACGGTAGTGGGTTTTTCTTTTGATTAAACAATGGTTTCAAACCCAACTGAAGAAGACGACGGTCAGCGATATGTCTTATATAGTCGCGCACTTCCTTCTTAGTTAGTCCCTGAACCTCATTACCTTTAAATGCAAGTTGAATAAACTTCTCTTCCAACTTGACTGCATTCTCGGCCATCTGATAAATCTTTGACTTGAGTTCGTCGTTCACGATTCGAGGATGTTCCTCACAGAACTCGCGAAACAACTTTGAGTTACCTTGTACGTGAATAGTCTCATCACGGATGGACCACTCGACGATTGTCGCCATACCCTTCATCTTTCCAAAACGTTGAAAATTCAGTAGCATGACAAACGACGCGAAGACAGACATGCCTTCGTTAAACACTGACTGTGCCAATGCAAGCGCCAGTCCAGTATGAGAGTTCGTTTCACCCTCTTTCATAAAATCGATCTTGTCTGCCATCTCCTTGTACTCTAGGAACTTGTGAAAGTCCTCATCTGGCAATCCAAGTGTATCATTGAGAAGCGCATACGCACGTTGGTGTACTGCTTCTCGTGCCGCAAACGATGATAACATGTTACGGACTTCATTGTTCTTGAACTTTGGTATTAACAGTTCGTGGTAGTTCTCCCCTACCTGTACATCCGACTGCGTAAACAATCGCAGCACGTGAGTAATAAATTCTTTCTCTGAATCTGTCAGTTTAGTTTTCCAATCTTGTACATCTTCTGACAGTTCTGCTTCATCTTCAATCCAGTGTATTTCCTCGTGTTTCTTTGATAGTTCAACCGCCCAAGGATACTTGAACGGCTTGTATGTTTCCGATGTTTTTAGTAATGACATACTAATCCTTATCGTTGTTTTATGGTTCTAATTTTATGTTTTGCAGAACCCTTACCTTCCCTCAGCATCCATTTCACTGTCGGGTATGGAATATTCCTTTCTATACTGAGAGCCTTTGCGTATTCATAGTTTTCAATTGTCCCATCTTCATATAATACTTCAATAGGTTTTGCAGTTCTGTTTCTTTCGGGGTATTTTGTCATAGGGTTATCTTTCTTCATCCTTTGACTATGATACTCCCTTAGTTCCGAAGAACGCCTCATAATGTTATTGTCACCTTTGTTCTTATGTGCCAAGTTACGTATATTCTCCATCACATGTTCTCTGGACATCTTATGTACTGGATTGTCCAAGATCATTGCTTTAGACCTAGATTTCTTCGCATCTTCATATTGTAACGAAGTAACTGTTCTACCTACGGTCATCATACTATGTGCGTGAAAGAGGCTCAAATTGTCAGGATATATCTTAGTAAGCAACTTGTGTGCGATATAGTGTTCCCTAGCAGTAAGTTTTACTAGATTGTCCTTATCATCAGTCCCACCCATACACTTAGGTATTATGTGGTGTTCCTCTGTATATTCTGATTGACTATCTTTACTTGTAAGTGTGTCGTAAATTCTTTCGTAGTTCATAAAGGCATCCTTATCGTATACCTTTATTTATACTTTTCTTATCCCTCACACGCATATTCAAATCAAGTCTTCACCCTGAACAAGACAAGCACTCTTCATCACCACCGTCACTTGGTTCGTACTCCACTTCACCTTTTAGATGCATCATAAGATCTTCATAACCACCTATGTACTTGCCCTCCAGATAAATTTGAGGAACTGTCTCGACCTTTCTTCCTGTAACCTCTGCGGCAGACTTCTTTATCTCCTCAAGGTCAACGTAGTCGTATCCTATGCCGCGTAGAGACAGTTCCTCTGCGGCCATCTTACAATACGGACAATCCTTTTTGCCGTAAAGTATCGTTCGGTTGTCGTCCATTAACGCCACCCGTTCGACTTTGTCTGATACCGTCTCTGCACGAGACTTTGCCTCTGTGCGTAGATAGTACAGACCTTTTAATCCTTTCCTCCAGGCCGTGAAATGCACCTTGTTAACATAACGTTTCGGTGCTCCTGACGGGAAGAAAAGATTGACCGACTGACCTTGACAGATGTACGGTTGTCTGTCAGCCGCATGTGTCACTACCCAGTTCTGATCCAGTTCTTGTGCAGTCTTAAATACTGCCTTCTCACCTTCATTCAAGAACGGCAAGTGTTGAACTGATCCCTTTCGGGTAATGATACTAGACCACGTAGATTCGTTGTCATGACCTTTCTCTTTAAGTAGGGAAATGAGATACGAGTTCTTCACCAAGAACGAACCTGCACGAGTTCTGTGCGTATAAGCACATGCCTTCAATGGTTCGATTGATGGTGACGTGGATAAGATGACTCCTGACGACGCGTTAGGTGCTATTGCTATTAAATGCGCATTACGCATCCCTGAACCTAAACCGTCTGAGTATTCACCCCGCTCTTTCGCAAGGAGTCTTGATTCTTCTTTTGCTTCGTGATTGATATGTTCAAACACGACTTTATTTATTTCTCGGGCTTTGTCAGATTCCCAAGCAACAAAGTGTTTTTGTAGGAGTGAGTGGAAACCCATTGCTCCAAGTCCAACGCTTCTCTCACGTGCCGCCGAATAACGGGCGCGGGAAATACTATCTGGCGCATTATCGATGAAGTATTCGAGAACGTTATCCAGCATACGAATAAGATCCCGCACGATATTAGTGTCTTTCCATTCATCATAGTATTCTAAGTTTAGTGAAGACAAGCAACACACCGCAGTCCTTTCTGCAGAAGTAGGTAAGTGAATTTCATTGCACAAATTTGACCCGTGAATCTTAAGTCCCTTTTCCTTCAGAGGCATCGGGAGCGCACGGTTCGCTGTGTCGATAAAGTTTAGGTATGGTTCTCCTGTACGGAACCGCACCTCTAGAATTCTTTCCCACAACTTACGTGCGTTGACCGAATCTTTGACAATGTCGTCTTTCGGGTCGCGCAGATCGAAGTCTGTGTTGTTGATCACCGCCGCCATGAACTCATCGGTGATGTTAATCGCATTATGTATGTTCAGCGCCTTACGTTGTACGTCGCCTGTAGGAATGCGAATGTTTAGAAATTCTGTGATGTCTGGATGGTGTACGTCTAGATATGCCGCATAAGATCCCTTACGCGTCTTCCCTTGACGATAGGCAATCATATCTGCATCGACCGTGTGGAGGAAAGGGATGGGTCCAGGAGCGATGTCTGAAACAGTTCGCACGTCACCCCAGTGTCCGCCAACACCACCACCCATGACAGACAACCAACGCAACTCACTAGAGTGTTCTATAAGACCCTCCAATGTGTCTGGAACGTATGTGAGGAAGCATGAGATAGGTAGGCCGCGAGTCTTTGCACCTTCCTTAGGCGCGTTCGAGAGGACTGGAGACGCGAACATAAACCACTTTTTGCTAACATACTCGTAGAGTCTCTGTGCTAAGTACGGGTCCATCTCGCCTTGGTACGTAGACCATGCCTCAGCTGCTCTTGCGTAGGCATCTTGAGGGGAATCTTCGCCTTCAATCATGTAAAAATCTTTTAGCATACCTACCGCATAATCTGTCAACAGATCGTCGCGGTCGTATTTCACATCTACTTTCATTTTTATTCCAAACTGTAGTGGTTATCTTTCCAGAGAAAAGTAACCGTTTTCAAGTATCTTCGGTGCGATAGTCTCGTAATGACGAATATCTTTCAGATAGTATATATGGTCAGCGGCTTTTGCCCAGAGACCATCTTTAGGTTCTTTCTCAAAAACCTTATACCATCTTTGTAACCATTCTTCGGGTGAATCGGGATCTCTGCGTACAGAGTTGTGAACCCACTTCATATATTGTTCGTTCGTTACAACTGACACATCTAGATAGATGCCTTGTTCTCGGCACTGAAACTTTGCTCGGGCCCACCGACTACCTAATGTGACATCAATGGTTTCTGACACAATGATAAGATATGCAGTTTCTTCTCTGACTGAACAATACTTGATAGTATACTCACTAAAGAGCGTTTTGTCAAGCCCAGAGATAACCTTATACGATTTCGTATTTGTTTTTAAGTTGTTCAGTACCGCAGACATATTTACTTAGAGTAATCGTAAAAGGGTTCATCTTCCTGATAGTCATAGTTTTCTATGATCATCTGCTTACCAGTTTCCCAGAACTTTCGACAACAAGTCTCTATGTACTCTGTGCGTTCTTCAGAGTCAAAGAGACCCTCCCACAATAGGTGATTGTGGAATGAATCTTTAGGTTTGGTGGTTAGGAATCTGTCTAGGGATAGACCTTCACCCAAGTATCCTGCCATAGGAACATAGATCAGGTCGTTCTCATCATAAGAACTTAGGATGAGAGAAACATCTTCTTCAGATGTCTCTAATATGACGATTTTGAAATCGATGTAGTCATTCACCTTCATAACAAATCCTTAAATTACACGTAGAATTATATAGTAATTTGAAGGTTTCGTAAAGGGAAGTTTTACTATTTTTTTGGCATTATTCTACGTAAAACCTTGACGGCATCTTTACGTTTATTTTTGCGGTCATACTTCTTACGTACGATGACGGTCGATGAGTCACTACCTGCGCCAGGAACCTGACTGGTGTTGTTTGTGATCTCTTCGTCGAAATTCTTCATAAATTCTTGAAACGTCTTCATTTTCTCACCTCATTGGCAGAGAAGAGAACGCGTAGCCCCGTCCTCATATGCGTACCCTCGTACACAGGAATACCTAAAATGTCATGACGTAGATTGTTTTCTTCGACGCGAATTTTATCACCCATACGGACTACGTCCTCTCCTGTATCAGAAAGAGAATTATTCTCCATACGGTAAACACCTTCTCCTAGATTGCCATTATCGAGCACATACCATTGAGAGTTTTCCATAAGAACGTCTAGGATATCCACTCCAGTCTCATCATGGATCTTTTGTAGGTTGGTATCGTTCAGTTGACCGTGTTCTTTGATCAACGCAAGAGCTGCTCCATAACGTGCGACTACAGATGACCCACCAGGCGCTTTCGCCATGATTCGCTTTAAGTTAAAGACTAGTCGGTGAAACGCAGTATAATGTGTTCGGTATGCATCACGATTATCCATCGTGTCCATAGAAAAATCTTTTCTTTTGTTACCGTCTGCGTCGATGATACCCGCCTTAAACGCGTTGGTTTCCTCGAACTTAGTCACGAGTAGTTTTAAGAAACGAATTGTGTAGACGATGTCCGCGGCGGACTTTAGGATTCCCATCGTAGTTCTCTCAATTTACTTATTACATATTTATCCATTTTAATTCCTGTAATATCGTCATTCTTTATCGCACGTAGGAATACAAGAAATGGTTTCAGAGTCGGCCATTGTTCAAGTGGTATCTTCATCGCTAGCATCTCAACGCCCGCTTCGTGACCGAACACGTTGAAGATCACGATCAAGTGGTTCAGTATGAGACGTTCTGCAAGGTCTCCGTTCTGATAGTACCGATTAATCAAACGCTTGACGTATTTAAAACGTTTGAGATCATCAAAGAACTCTTCACCGTCAATGTGTTTAGGATTGTAGTAGTGCTTCGCTGCATACACAATCAGATTATTTTTGTTTAACTTCATAATGTGGATCTACAAACTCTGGCAGATGAAACCCTTCGGGGTACATTTCGAGTTTATTTAGTTCTTCAATAAGACTTGACTGCCAACTCCAATCAAATGCCTCTCCACGCGTGATGCTAGAGGTTTCTGTAAGGTGAAGGTATGTGTACCTTGGGTTCTCGTTACGTACGCGCATGTCTATATCACCACTATGCGCCAATTTCTTTAGTTTGTATTGCTGTATCAAGTCTTCACCAATCGTCAACACCGGATCATACAACATCATTTCTGCAGACTTACGGGAAAGGAAAATGATTCTATTCAGTGAGTTTTGACCATCGCTATATTTCGAGTAGAAATCAACGAGAAACTTACGGTCAGATAACCATGACTCTATGATTGTATCGTCAAGGTCTGATCGGTGCCTTTGAATAGTTGACTTGTCACCCAAAGACCCTTTGAATAGAATATATGGGTGTCTAGGCATATAGGGTCTAGGGATGAACAGCAGGTTTTGTTCTACGGTGTTCGAGTCTATCTGGTCTCGGAAGATTCTCAGAAGGTCAGGATGATAGTTCTGTATTTCCAACTCGTTTTGTAAACAGATGACGTCCGGAGGATTTGTATGTGCCGCTGTGCGATAAAGGTTACGTCCGTATGGCGTGATCATATCATCACCGTCGACGTGCACCATATACTCGTTATCGCTTTCTAGGAAGAGTTTGAGTACAGAATTTTTACCTGTCGCAGGTGTGCCGTCTGATTCGGTGACATAATATTCGATACTCCTAGACACACAAAAGACCGTAGCCTGATCAACGTACTCTTGATTGAGGGAGTTGATTACGACTACGGTCTCGTTTGTTTTTAGAAATTCGAATTGACGTTTAAGAGCGGAAAGGGGTCCGCTCGTCAGAATATAATACTTAATTATTCTTCAGTCTCTGAATCTTCTTCAACGACTTCTTCTGGTTCCGGTGCAGGTTCTGGTTCACTTACACCATGCCACTCAGCAAGTTGCTCGGCAGTGAACTTCTGCTTCTTATACACTTCACCAGTTACTGGATCTTCCCAACCGCGTACAGTTGGTACTGCATCTTTACACCATGATGGAGATTTAATCATATTACTTACCTTTTACTGGATTAACAATAGACTTATCGCCATTCGATAAGTTGTCCGCGCCACTACGAGCAGGAGCCTGTTTCATGTCCTTACCCGCGGCCTTGAAGACTGTGTCGTGAGACTTTTCTTCTTGGTCTTCGACTTTCTTGTCAGACTTCTTGTGTTGCGCAATGACTTTCTTGTCGTGGTCAGATGAATGATCATCATGCTTCTCTGGAGCAGTTGCACCTTTCTTAGGGTCAATCGCTTCTTGCATTTCTTTCCACATCTCTACAAACGACTTAGACATATCTAATTCTAGTGACTCGACTGGATCTTTTTTCTTGCGGTCGAGTCGCTTTTTGATGATTTCATCGTCGTCCGTATTGATATCGACTTTGTCTGCTTTCGCTGCAGCCTTTGCAAGATCTGCAGAAACTTCTGCTACCTTACCGCCATTCTTCTTGGAATCGATTGCATCGTCAGTTGCCTTACGACGCTTGTGTAGGTATTCGTCAGAAGAATCTACATCACCGTCGTTGTCGATGTCCTTGTCCTTACGATTCTTGAACTTCTTATCGTTCTCTGCATCGTCTACTGGATCAAGTTTCTTCTCTGATACTTCGTGATAACCTTTGTTATCGCAGTGATCACATCCTTTACCTTCACACTTAGGACACTCTTCTTGACCTTCTTTATAGTGCTTCTTGCCACACGCTTCGTCAAGTTCTTCTTCGACTTCCTCGTTAACAGTACCACTTTTTCTCAAGAAATCTTTTACACCAATTGCCTTAGCGCCTTTGATTCCGTTTGCAGCGAGTGCCTTAGTAATAGTGCCCATGCCATATGGACCCATATTACCGATTTTCTTTTCCTCTAGAGTTTCCTCTACCTGAGGCTCGGAGACCATTCCCAAATACGCCTCCATAATTTTATTGATATCTGACATCATAGTCTCCGTTATTAATTATGCATCAAAGAAAATTTTGATGACCACACCAGCAAAGATTGTTGCAGATAATGTAATAATATATTGCATTACCTTAACAGTCTTTCCTTGTTCTTGGACGCTATCCTCGATTTCATCCATTCTTGATGAAAAACGATTCATTCGTTCAAAGTGTTGCGAATTCGCCTTCTCAATGTTAATAAGCTTTTCTTCCGCTCTTGCAAGATCAATCATTGCATCGGAAAGCTTGTCTATTTTGTCCTCGATTCTTGCGAGGCGCTGTTCTTCACGTTGCACATGCTCTTGTAAAATCTGGTTGTTATCTGCCATGTTTCGATCAGCCCATTAGTATTGATGATATAAGTCATATGATAATTATAATTTAATGTAATATAATTAGTTGACTTATGATTTAGGTTTGTTTCTATTTATAACAATCAATTACCATGCGCGACACGACCAATATCGTGCCTTCCACTTCGGGCCAGGATCTGCACAATTGTGCCTAGCTCGAAAACTTTTACGACGAGCAGGGTTGTCTCTCTTAATCTCCATGTTCGGATCACCGAATGAGACCTTCACGACATTACCCTTCTCGTTCTTTGTATACACGTAGAACTTTTTAGAACCGCCACGTACAGGTTTATTTAGGGTAACTTTTTTACCCTGATATTCTGCTTCGGTTAGTTCTAACTCTTCGTCGAGAGAAGCACACGCTTCACAACAACCTTCTTCTACGTACTGCTTGAATTTTTTCATTTGCTTTTAGCCATAATTTCTTTTGCCTTAGCACGATCGTGAAAAGCAAATGTGTGAGACTTACCATCGTTTTCATCTTTGACCACATAACCAGATCGAGTCACCTTAGTGATTCTACCTTGTCTCTTGTCACCATTCTTTGGTTCATAATAATCAACATCTCGTCCAACATTGATTGTGTTCTTTGTCTCAGCACCCATACCATGCGTGGCAAGGGTTCGGTAGTTCTCAGTAATAGATTCGACTTCTTCTTCTACTGATTCGTTTGTCTTCCGAGAAACGATATCGCGATCAACTGGCACCATACGAACTTTCGTCTTGCCTGTTTCTGGGTCACGGAAGTTTTGAGGTTTTTTATCAGCAGAGCGAACAGACTCATTTGCTTGACGGAGCGCAGCTTGTACGGCCTTGTGCTTAGACAGACCTTTCTTCATTTTTTCAATCTCGCGAACAGCGCCTGTCATATTACCGCCCATTTTTTCGGCAGTTTTAATTGCTTTGATAAGAAGGTTTCGATCGGCAATCTTGTTGTGAATTCCCATATCAGAAAGTTTTGCTTCGTCAACAACCGATTCTTCTTTCCTCAGCCCGCCCATCGCGTTACCATACATCTTCTTCTTGATATTCTTATATCGTGATGAAGTGTCTTTACCTTTACCGTCTTTTCTACGGTCAGCATCTATTTCTGCCTGTGTAGGTTTACGATACGATTCTTCGACTGACTCACTCAGTTCACTCGCATTACCATAAGAAGATCTGCCTATGATAGCACGTAGAAAGTCATTCAGTTTACCCTTTGGACCACTGATAGAGACATGCCCACCTTGAGACTTTGACTTCAAACCAAACCTTGTTGCACTTGACGCAACT